AATGGGGTTGCCGGGATTCACCGGCACCACGATCGCTGACATTGCGGTCCCTGTGGATGTGATCTTCTGCATCTGCTCATCGCCTGTGAACCTTTTGGAGTCCTTCGGCTTAGTGCACTGAGTGATGAGCTGTATCTCTCGGAGATCCCGTTTGACCTTCGTGAGTTCCGCATGCATCGACATGATCTCATTCAGGTGAGCCGCCCTATTGCCTTGTGGCTGCGTCTGTTTGACACGAGTGAGAACAGCCGGCTTTCCCGGCTTCTTGCCTTTCTTGTTCTTGGAACCACCAGCCATATCGCTTGCAGTACCAAATATTTTCAACCCCAGTTGAACCGTGACGCCAATCAAATTGAAGGACGCCATGTGGCACCCCATTGCTGGAGTGTACTCTTCGCCGATGTTCTCGATCGCAGGCAGTTTGCCATATCGAGCGATGAACAGCGACACCAGACTGAAGTCCAGGCGGAAGGGAAAGTCGGCTAGACCATTGGCCGCGACTTCTCGAAAACCGGCCACCATGGAGTGGACTGGTCCGAGTGGCGCGCCGTATTTCTCGTTCAAACCGAGCAGCATCGCCTCCCATTCCTCCCAGCTCATCCGCTCATATCGACGGCGACCAAACTCCTCGAAGCGGTACGCCTTTGTCAACATCAGATGATTCTGGTAGACTGTCTGGGCATTGAGTGCTCGTCCGCTCACCGCTGGATGTTCCAACAGTTTCTCAAAGACGAGACCCAACGGGGTCGCCTGGCCCATCTCATCCAGGCAACAAATGCGGAGCCAACCCGCAGTGGCATCGGCAGGATCATGCCCAAACAATCCTGCGGGGCCAGAAAGACACTTGACCGCTTTGAGTGGCGACCAGCGCCACAAACCCTGTTCCGTGGGGCTGAACACGCCCGCGAGAAAAGTCGCGGTTCCGTGCGCCAAATCGATGTTCGGCATGCAAGCCCATTCGGTAACAGGATTTGAGACAGCACTGGTCTCCCACTCGAGAATGATTCCGGCACGACGGGCAACCCTCTCGAGTGTTTTGACGTTCAAAAGCTCAAACGCCGCCAACATGTCGGGTGAGCGATAGCCCACCTCTTCGACGTCGTTGGTCATGTCCTGGACCCAGCTAGCACAAATCCCGAGCCAGAGACACATGGCCTTGAACGAGGTGGCGGGTTCGCCAGTCAAGGTCTTTGGCGACTTGATGAGCATCTCAAGCATGAGACAATACTCATCCAACAAGGGGTGTTCCATGACCACCTTGCCAGTCAAATTTGCTACATGGGCGCGCATCTTGTCCTTGATGTCATCCACACAGAGCCCAGTCATGAGACCAGCAAAGTAATTCTGGTAAGGCTCCTTGCAGGAATCGTCACAAGACACGACATCCGCGGCATACTCTGCCGCCCGCCCCCGGAGGAACATGTCGTCGCCCATGACGAAAAATCGCCAATCATAGCCCTCATACTCGAGCATGAGCTCGGCCAGGCGGATCCCATTGGCTCTGAGAACATATACGAACACTCCAGTGTAGGTGACGCCGTCGCGGCGATAGGTGAATTCGAGGGGTGTGCCACACACTCGCTTGAATCCAAGCTGCCAGTCCATGTCGACCATTCCGGCCGGAGTGACAGGCATGATGGGACGCGGTTTGGCCTCTCCGCCTGTCCCTTCCTCAATATTGCCGAGTCCCCGCTTGGCAAGAATCTCGTCTGTCTTGACGTAGAGCTCCTTCTTGCTGGGCGCATAATTGAGGTTCGCTGCCATCCACTCCAACACGCGTTGGCGGCGATGAGCAGCTGGCCACCCTTCTCGGGTTGCCAAGTAGTCCGCGACCTGGAGGTACGACGCTAGCTGGAAGGCCCAAGGCTCAGCCATCTCGAGAGCGAGTGGCAGTGCCTCTTCCCAGAACATCGGCTCTGCCTCTATCGTGGGCTTCTGCAGACGTTTCTGAGAGATGGACAACAGGCTGGCGATGCTCTTGGCTGGGCGAACATGGCTTGTGTCGAGATCGCTCCCTATCACTATCACTCTCTTCGAGT